CGGCAGAGAAGGAACCGTCGGAGACCGAGATTCCACCCGCTCAGGAACTGCCGGTGCTGCTCGTGACGCCCGAGCAGCTGAGCAATCTTACCAAACCGCGTGCGAAGCGGCGCAAGGAGAATTGATATGGCAGTATTAGACCTTACCCTTACGACCATGCCGGCCGACTACCCGGCCCTGCAGCCAGCGGTCAACACCCTGGACATCACCTTCGTGGCGGCCGGGGCAGACTTCGCCGATGGCGCTCAATTCACGCTGACCGGCGACGAGATCCTGCTGGCATGGAATAAAAATGTTTCGCTGGCCCGCACGGTCACGATCACGAGCGTGCTCGACGAATACAACCGCAGCGGAGATATCACGGCTTACTCGATCGGCGCCGGCGAGATCGCCGTCTTCCCGCAGTTCCAGCTCGCGGGTTGGAAACAGTCCAGCGGCAAGCTGTCCCTGGCAGCCAGCGCAGCGGATGTCTATTTCGCCGTGCTCAAGCTGGTCGGTTAGCCATTATTCGCCATCATTGGCGGAAAGAGAAGGAGACTTATGTCCCGATTAGCACTGACCCCCAAATCGCTGCCCTTGAAATACCCGGTGCTGCCCATCACGGCCAACGCTCTCGATTTCGCCTTCACGGCGGCCGGGGCTGATTTTGCCGATGGCGCATCGTTCCCAATGACCGGCAAGGAGATCCTGATTGTGCACAATGCCAACGTTGGCGCGCAAACCGTCACGATTTCCAGCGTGATCGATCCCTATAAGCGCACCGGCAACATCACCACCTACAGCATCGGGATTGGAGAATACGCCGTCTTTCCGCAGTTCCAGAAAGAGGGCTGGGTGCAGGCTGATGGAAGCCTGTATTTCGCTGCCAGCGCAACGGACGTCGAGTTCGTCGTCCTGCGATTGGTGGACTAGGAGGTAAAAAACTATGACAGGCGCAATTTCTGATTATGGCTGCATCTTGAAAATGGGCGACGGCGCTACACCGGAGAACTTCACCGCGATCGCAGAAGTCGTATCCGTCCCCCCACCTGGCCTGGACAATCCCACCATCGAGGGCACCAGTCACGGATCCGGCGGATACCGGGAGTTCATTTCCGGGAAACTTAAAGAAATCCCTGAGTTCACGATCAATATTAGCTTTGTCCCGACCGCGGCTACGCACAATGTAACCACCGGATTACTTTCCAAGGTTGTTTCGGGAGCGGTGACCAATTTCCAGTTTGTGTTCCCGAACCTGTCCGCCACAACCTGGTCGTTTTCGGCAGTTGTGTCCAAGTTCGCTCCGGCCGAAGCCGATGCAACCTCGCCGAAGCCGTTGGCTACAGCGATTACTTTCCGGCCTACCGGCACGCCCACGCTTGCCTGAGCCGGCCTGTAAGGGATTGTGTTGACTGAGCTAGACCCGGATGATAATTATCCAGCAGAAGGGCTTGTAGAAGCCCTTTTGTTCCTATTGACGATGTTTGGAGGTTAAAAATGGCAGAGTACCTGAGCCGTGATGAGATTTTGAACGCGTCTGATATCCAGACGGAAGAAGTTGAAATACCCGAATGGAATAATAAAAAGGTGCTTGTGCGCGGCATGACCGGCGCCCAGCGAGACGCATACGAGGATGCTTCCCTGACGATGCCCGATAAAAAGAAACAGACCCGCGCTTTTATTTATAAGAATGCGCGGGCGCGGCTCGTGGCCTGGAGCGTCGTTGACGAAAACGGGAAGCGAGTTTTCTCTGACGCCGACATCCCGCGGCTCAGCGATAAAAGCGCCGCTGCCCTGCAGCGCATCTTCAATGTGGCGATGCGCCTGAGCGGGATTTCGGAAGAGGACATCGAGGAACTTGTAAAAAACTCGCCCGACGGCCAGAGCGACGATTCTGGCACCAGCTAGTCCAGGAGATCGGCGGCTGCACCGTCACGGAGCTCCAGCAGCGCATGAGCAGCCGTGAATTTGCAGAGTGGATGGCCTTTGCTCGTGTCGAGCCGATCGGCCAGGCCCGCGAAGATTACAGGCTGGCGTATTTGATGGCCTTCCTGGCCAACGTTGCCACAGCCCACAGCAGGAAAAACAAGGGAAAAACCCAGGTGTTCAAGACGCAAGATTTTCTATCGGATTTCTGGGAAGCAGAGATAGCTGCTGCGGAGGCTGAATTCGAGCAATCCGCCGAACCTCAGCGCCAGGCGTGGGAGGAGCAGCTCTATTATGTCGAGATGTGGAATGCCGTATTGAGGGGAAAGGATATCCGCCAATGACGACCCTGGCTACTCTCGTCGTGCGCATCCAGGCGGACACCACCGACTACCAGACCAAGCTAAAAGCGGTCGCGGAGATGGGTAAGAAGATCTCCGATGTGGGCGGGAAGCTGACCAAGGCGGTGACTTTGCCATTGGTCGCAATCGGCGCCGCCTCGGTGATGGCTGCCAGCAACCTGAATGAATCGATGAGCAAGGTGCAGGTGGTGTTTGGCAAAACCTCCAAGTCAATCGTAGACTTCGCTAAGACGGCGGATAAAAACCTTGGGCTTAGCCAGCGTGCTGCCCTGGAGGCTGCCGGCACGTTTGGCAACTTGTTTGTAACCATGGGGCTGGGGCAGGATGATGCTGCTGGGATGAGTAAAGAGTTGGTGAAGCTGTCGTCCGACCTGGCATCATTCAATAACCTGGGGACAGAAGAAGTTTTATTGAAAATACGCTCAGGTTTGGTGGGAGAAACAGAACCCCTGAGAGCTCTGGGCGTGAACCTGACGGCCGCCGGCGTCCAGGCTAAGGCGATGGAGATGGGCCTGGCAGACGCTGCCGGGCAGGTCAGCCAGTCCGGCATGGTGCAGGCGCGCTATGCCTTGATCCTGGAACAGACCACCACCGCCCAGGGCGATTTCGCCCGCACCGCCGACGGCATGGCCAATAAGCTGCGCACCGCCAAGGCGCAGATCGAGAACTCTGCAGCAGCCCTCGGCGAGAAGCTCCTGCCCTATGCGATCCAGGCCGTCGATTGGGTGACGAAGCTGGTAACCGCATTCTCGAATCTTCCAAAACCCACCCAGGATGCAGCCATAGCCATTGCGGCTGTAGCAGCGGCCTCCGGCCCGGTGCTGACGGTGTTCGGGAATCTGCTCAAGATCGGGCCTGGCTTAATCACATTCTTGGGGAGTATCGGTCCCTTGGGTTGGGTGGTAGCGGCCGGGATAGGCGTTGCGGTTGTGGCTGTAAAGAATCTCAATGATCAGGTAGAGAAAGGGATCTCCGACGTCGACCAGGCCTGGAAGGATTACTTTGCCCGCCAGGTTGCGCAGGGTAAATCGTCCGCGCAGATTGCCGAGGATTATGCCAAGAGGGAAGCCGAGGTAAATAAAATCTGGAACGAGCGCGGCGATCTTGGCGAGGAAATTGGTAAGGCTTATGTACGCCAGACCCAGGACGAATCCAAATTTATGAGCAATCAACCCCTGCTGCAGCAAACCTTGTTACAAACTTCGCATTCGTTCGAAGAATATTGGAATGCTATCAGTGGAGGCGACCAAAGCTGGTTGGCCAAAACGCCCATAGAGGATATTGCCAAAGCCCAAGCAAAGGCAACCTGGGATGCCGCGAAGGGAACAACCGCTCTTGCAGATGCAGAAGCTGACCTGGCCAAGACCGGCATCCCCCTGGAAAATACCCTGAAAAAGATCGAGCTGGATACGCTCTCACTAACCGACGCTTACGGCCTGCTCACCCAGGCCGGCACGGATTTGGGGCTGGCGGACGAGGAGCTGACCAACCTCCAGCTGATCATGCAAGAATCTGTCGGCGGGTTACGGGATGAGCTCAATACCACTACGACCGACATGCAGCTGCTGGCCCAGGCGACGGCGCTGGGGATCTATTCGACCACTCAGTACGGGCTGGCCATGCACGACGCAGCTGCCGGCACGCTCGATCTATCCAATGCGGAGCGGGCATCCATCCAGGCGTCGGTGGACGCCGCCCGTGCGCAGCGAGAAAAGGCGCTCGCCGTGCAGGCTGCCTCCCAATCCTACCTGGACCTGGCCAGTTCGCTCAAAGGCGCCACCAACGCCCAGATCGCAGAGACGGCTATCCAGGGATTGTCACAGATGCAGCAGGAAGGCAAAATCGATTTCTCTACTTATTTTACTGCCGTATCCGGGCTGCAAGAATCGTTCGGCCTTTCGGACCAGAAGTCCCGGGCGCTGGCCAACGCCATGCCGATCCTGAATGATGCCCTGGCTTCCGGAGTACTGCCGGCTTCAAGCTACGACGAAGCCTTGAAGGCCGTAGTCAAAGACTCGGGCGATGGCGTAGTCAACATGGATGCAATCATCAATAAGCTTGGCGTCATGCCCGACTCGATGACCGGCGCAATCGACGCGTTCGGGAACCTGGCTCAGCAGCTGGGCGATGTCCCCAACGCCGCCGCTTTATCAGCTACTCAAACCTACAATGCGTTCGCCACTCCCAACTGGGCCGGCGCGGGCACGGATGCAGGCGCGAAGATAGCTCAAGGAATTACGACCGCGACCCCGGTGATTGTAGCGGCAGCCCAGGCCGCCGTTCAGGCAGCCATCAACGCGGCCGCCGCGGCGGGCGCTACCGGGCCAACTGCTACAC